AGAGGGCACTTAAGAATTCGGGTCTCTTTGAATTCAACAAATCTGATTTGCGAATCACGGGCTTCGGATCATCAATCGAGTTCTTTTCTGGGGAACGGCCAGACAACATCCGAGGAAACACTTTCCATTACATGGTAGTGGATGAGATGGCCTTCACCAGACCAGAGCTGTGGGATGAGGTACTGAGTGCAACTGTGATGGTCAAAGGAAAGAAGGTGATATTCATCTCAACACCCAAGGGTAAGAATCATTTCCACAGGATCTGTATGCAGCCTAACTATGATCCCAGGTACAGGTACTTTCATTTCACATCCTATGACAATCCAATGATAGCACCCGAGGAGCTTGATGAAAGGAAGCGGTCCCTTCCGGATCACATCTTCAGACAGGAATACCTTGCCGAGTTCATCGACAATGCTTCGGGACTATTCAAGAACATCAAGGATTGCGCTGGCACATGGGAACGCAAAGGAAAGAACTATGCAGGGCTTGACATCGGTAGAGCTGATGACTACACTGTACTGACCATCCTCAATGAATCAGGGGAGCAAATCTATCTGAACAGATGGAGGCATGACGAGTGGAGCAGGATCATCGATAAGGTGGCGGACATCATCAAGCAATACCAAGCGGTTACACTGATAGAGGTGAATAACCAGGGAGACATATTCTACGAGCTGCTATCGGGCAAGATGCGGAACCTGGTGAATCCATTCACTACCACATCAAAGACCAAGCCCATCATCATTGAGGACCTTGCCCTGGCATTTGAGCAGCGTGATATCAAGATCATGAATGAGGCATGGTTTATCGATGAGCTTGAGAACTTTACGTATATTTACAATCCGAATACGAGGTCTGTTCAATACTCTGCTCCTGTCGGGCTGCATGATGATGGAGTCATCTCATTAGCACTGGCATGGCATTGCAGAAAGAACTACAGCAAACGTGGACAATACAAAATACTCAGAGCATGATCATTCAAGCTAACTATCCAAAGACGATCAAGGAATGTACACCTGATCAGTTAACCAAGTGGTTGATCCTGGCACCAGTTATCCAGGATGCAGACAAGTCATTCACAAGGATGCTCGATTTCCAGGTGCAGCTCGTGAGCATATTCACCGGGCTTCCTGTTAACAAGGTGAGAAAGGTCCATGTAGATGATATCCTTGCAGCAAGCAAAGAGCTGCTGAAGATGCTATCTGAATACAGGAACACGGAGCCATCAGAGTTCATTGAGGTAGATGGAAAGCGGTACCGATTCGAGAAGGACTTCAATCATGTTGAGACTGGTCAGATCATAGACATGAAGCTACTCGAGGATGTGTCCATGAATCCATGTGAGGCATTGGCTATCTGCTACATCGAGGAAGGCATGACCTACTGCCAGGAAGATGCCAGAGGAAAGGTATTGAATCCGAATAAGAAACGGGAGGAGATCTTTAAGAGGGCGTTCCCTGGAGATGAATTTCTGAACTTCTTCGCTTTTTTTTTGCGAGAATCAGAGAAGCGGAAGCTCGCTATATTGGGCATACAGATAGCGAGAGTGATGAGTCAGAATCAGACAATGCACAAGAAGCTCCTCGAGACAGCGAGTGGTTTACATGGACAAGAATCCTCCTCAAGCTGGCGCAAGAGCTTGGCAAAGATGTGGACACTATTACCCGCCAGCCGTATGTGAAAACTCTGTTCTGGATGAATTACTTCAAGCTCAAGTCAGAACAAGATTACATATTACAACGACATGGCTAATGATCTGGACTTTCTTGATTCGCTTGGTTTGTCTCAGACTGATCTGAGTCAACCTGAATCTGCATATGACAAGTTCATTCTGGGCCTTGCCAATGAGGTGACTGCTCAGTTCCAGGAATACATCACAGAGAATGCAAGCAACACAGGAGCCTTGGCAGCTTCCGTGGTTTACTTTCCTACCGGAGCAATGTCATTTGAGATTCAAGCGGATGACTACTATAAGTTCCAGGATCAGGGAGTCAATCCAATAGGTCAGCAAAAGTATCCAACACCTTATCAGTTCAAGCTGCCGTATGTGACCAAGAATCACGCACAAGCTATCAGAGAATGGAAAGGGTACGACATGAGCCATGCATATGCCTCGGCAGCAGCTACCAAGTTTAAATATGGACTCAAGCCTCGCAACATAACAGATAACGTGATGACCGATGACGTGTTGAACAGGATCGCCAATGACCTGGCAACAGTCACTGGGTTAATGTTCGAGGTCAGCTTTACTAAAAATACAAGAACATGGCAATAACGATATTACAACAGCCGATGTCATTTTGGCCAATATGCAACAATGTTGTATGGACATTTGAATCTAATCAGACTGCTCAGCCGAATTTCAGTTTTATCGTGGAGCTTTACATTGACGCTGCTCTTCATTCAACTCATGAGGTATTTCCAGAATCTGCCAATGTTGGTAAATTCAATATAAGCACTATCGGTAGAGCCGTATTGACAAGCACTACTCCAGATGCAGCGGACCTTGCCACAGAATTAAATCCTGATATCACATGGAGCTTGACTATCTATGAAAAATACGGAACTCCTCCTGTAACTAATCTTGGATCTGCAACAAATACCAGTGGTAGAAATTTCTTGAATGGATCATTTCGATATCAAGATGCAACAACTGGAAATTGGGACTATCAAGATTATGACATTGATACAGGCGGCAAAGGTGATTTCTTTTTGACTGACTTTCCAAGAAACAGAAAGGATATGTGTTCATATAACCAGTATAAATTTCTGAGCATCATAAATAGTGGTGGAGACAATTTGACTGGATATGTGACTTTATATAACATATCAGGATCGGTGATAGCATCTGCCACATGGACAGGAACTCTTGCTACAGGATTGGTGACTCCGATGGTATGTGTTAGCCCCATAACATTGGTAGGTGGCACATCGCTTGTTCAAAGTGATTTTGACAATTGCTACTATTATACTATTCAATTAAAACAAACTGCTACATCATCAAAAGACTCAGAGATTTACAAGATATACTATGATCAGGAATGCAGTTCATATCCAAGAAGATCTCTTATTTGGCTAAATAAATACGGAGCATGGGATTCATTTGCATTCACTTTGCTATCTGAGGAAAGTACAGATATAACATCAAATACTTACAACAGGCAATCTGGAAGGTTCAATGGATCAGGATCTTATGTTTATAGATTGACTGATGGCTTTCAGATGACAATGAGTAAATACATGGAAGATAAATTGATCTTGAATTCAGACTGGATACATGAGGAGGTGCAACAATGGCTTGCTCGTGAGCTTTACGAATCACCAAGAGTGTATTTAAATAATGATTTCGGAAGTTACGTTCTTCAGCCTGTAAACGTGACAAATGCAAACTATTTACTCAAGCAACGCAGGAAGGCAGGACTCATCCAGGAGCAAGTACAGATCGATATAACTTACACCAAGGTTTCTCAATTAGGATAGGATGGAGCTTTACATTAACGATTTCAAGGTAGACATCAATGAGAGGCTTCCGTTCCCGTTGACCTACAGCATCAGCGATGTCAAGGATCTGAGCGCAAGGAAAGGGAATAACTCAAAGACCATCAGCTTACCTGGTACCAAGGGGAATTTGTTCCTGATGTACAATGCTTTCAGCTTATCTGTGACTCAGTCAATCACCGGTGATGTCAGCTCATTTGACTTTGATCCATCGGTAAAGGTATCTGCCAGGTATTATGAGCAGGGCCTATTGCAGTTCAATGGATACTGCCAGCTCACAGACTGCGAGTATCTGAATGGGGAGTGGTCCTTCAACGTGGTGTTATTCAGTGATCAGATTGACTACGTATCAAGGCTATCAAAGATCAAGATCAATGAGCTTGACTGGAGCGAATACATTCATGACTGCACCCGAGACAATCAGACTGATTCATGGGCAGGAACTATTCAGGTGAATGGAACCCCGACAAGCAATAAGACTGGAGCCAATTGGGATGGGCTTGGATATTACTATGGCCTCATCGATTACGGATTCAGTAGGGCTGATGCGTACACGTTCAATGTTGAGCATATAGCTCCGCAGGTATTCTGCTATGACATTCTCAAGAAAGCATTTGAATACTGCGACATCTCATGGACATCTACGTTCCTGGAATCGCAGACCTTCAAGCGTATGCTCATGGCATACCAGGGGGGAGCATTCCCGGAGATCACTGCTGCTGAAGCTACAGCACTATCTGCATACAACGATGAGCTGAACAGGGCATCTGGATCAATCATGAATACTGGCATTGCCTTAGATGGCCCATGGCAAATTGTTCCTGGATTTCCTATTTCATATAAAGCAGACTATAGTTTTGTAGCAAATGTCCAGACTGTATGGGTAGACACTACAAGTGATCCATCATCACAGGTAATTCAAGAAACTCCTTTCACGTTCCAGGCAGCTCAGACGGGAGTCTATACGATAGACTACTCGGGAGATCATGATATCACTTTTGACTTTGCGATCACAGGAGCAACCATCCTTGATGCACACTTGAGATTCAAGCTAAGACTGTT